TTTCAAAAGTGATTCTTTGAAGAGTCACTAATGAATCTTGATCTATATTTACAAACGCAGCATCCTCTTCTGTAGTTAAATATACCTTTTCAACACGAACAGTTGCTTCATTAAAATCTAAAGATCCCTTGATTTGAGAAGACAACAGGTATGCATCTTCTGAGTCAATAAAATTGAAAGCTAAATCAGAATTAACATTTATAAGTTTTGAATTAACTATGTAAATTTTAGAGCTAGTTGCGTTTGGTATAGTTTCATGCGATCTTATTTCGCAATTATTCATATAAATAGTTGCATCAGGGCAAGCGACTTCAAAAACTTCAGAAAAGTTTTGTGTTTCTTGAAAAATACAATTGTTAAAGACAACCGTAACAGAAGCAGATCCAACAGGTATGTAAAAACGATTAAAGGAAATGTTTGTAAACGATACTACTCTTAAGTCTTCGTCATTATCTGTTAAATCGACAATCAAATTGTTTATGTGAGAAAACGTATGGTCTTTTTCTGGAGGGTGCAGTCCTACAAAATGCACTCCGGGTTTATCTATATCTATAGGGTTTTGGGGTGGGGTTATTACACCTTGTTTTAAAAGTATATTTTTTGGGTTTGAGGCAGATACTGTTTGTTTTTTTAAGGCCCACAGCGCTTCTAGGTCTGAATCATCATCGTCAGAGTCATTGCCGCATGTATAATCTGTAGCGTTTGAAAATCGCTCTAGTGTACTGTCTATTTGCGCGAGTATAGAGACCTCTAACGCATCTACTTCAGCTTTTGTGTATACATCAGCTTTATCGGCTTTGTTTTGTTCAAGATTAGTTAGTTGTGCAAGTATTGTTGCGCCGAAGTTTGGGTCATTATTTATAGCAGCAACCAAGGCGTGTAGGGTGCTAAGTGTAGCGGGTGCGCTACCAATTAGAGTTCCGATTTCATCGTCAACATACTGCTTAGTAGCCCAAACTTGAGCATCAATGCCCGCCGACAGTACAAGGAAGCGCTCTGTTTTATTAGCATCTATCCAGTTCTGAGGTTGATAGGTGGTTCTATCACTGTCTGCTAAAGCACTATCACCTATGTAAATATAAACATTGTTTTCAGCAATAGAGAAGAACGCTTCGCCTTCTCGGTAATCTTCCGGAGATGTATTCGCTATATTGAGTAAGCTAGATTGAGGATCTTTCCAATATAGATCCTCAATCTTTTGATCAAGCCTAAGGTCTTCATCAACGAGTTGCTGGGCGCTTAATACGCCCGTATTTAAATCTACTTTTAAGCCAGCAACAACCGTAGATGGATGTATGGAGCCAGGATGCAATCTTGTTTTTCTATCTATAACCATTGACTGACTCTCCGAATCCTATACTATAGTTTGCTGCTTAACGTATACTGCTATTAAGATCTGAGTCGATACAGGGGTTAGTTGATTTCCTCGCAATACAACTGTTTTTTTATCTCCCTCTATATAGTAATCGCCATTTTGATCTTCAGCATTGGTAGCTCTAGGCAGTAGATCCCCATCAAGAAACAAAGCAAAGAATTCTAACGTACCAGCTGCATAACGGCCAGGTAAGTCAAAACTAAGTGTTTGACCATCCAGTTGATGTGAAAGATCATAGGGTCTGGGTATAAAACTGTATATAGCACTACCATTAATACCATCTAGAGCATTGATCGTCTCGACAGTTATAGGAGAATCAGTAATAAAAGTCCCATAGTGTCTATTGTCAGTATGTGTAGGCATAAAAACGCTCCTATTTTATAGTGTTTAGTTTTATATTTTGTTCATAAATCTTGTCAATTTCAAGCATACCAGAGTTTTGAGTTAAAAATTTATGATTAGAAGTACAAGTTACTTGTCTGCCATCTTCCAAAGTGTAAGTATAAGTATCTTTAATTCCTTTTGAATGCCACTGAGTGACTGGTTGAGCAACCCAAGGAACATTAGTACCAGAATCATGACTAAGGAGGAAGCCTTGGTATTGATCCTTAACAAGGTTTTGAATAGTGTCAGAACGTAAAGCAGATGGAAGTAAAACTTCTGTATCACCGGCAAGACAATAATCTGCAAAACCTAAAATATCAGTCCAAAGTGATTCTGCATAGTCGGCGGTCAAGCCGCCAACTGCTTGACAACCTTGAATGAATTTAGGCTTATAAACTTCTAAAACGGAAAGTTTTTTCTTACCCATAGCACGACGAATATCATCGCTAGTTTTGGGATCAAACCCAGCAAGCTCGGTAAACAAAGCTAATATCTGTTCCTGATATATTAAAGTCCAGTAAGATGCTTTTAAAATTTCTGCTACTTTATCTGGTAATTCATCAGGCGGGCAATTGTTCAGTTTATTAGTTATATATTGTTTATCAAGTCCTGCTTGTAAAGGGCCAGGTCTATTAATAGCGCTAATAGCGCTAAGATCTTCTATGCTTCCTGGTTTTATTTGAGAAATCAATCTCTTAGCTGTACCACTAGTTTCCATTTGAAAAACACCAGTAAGTTTTCCATCTGCTAAATTTTGATATGTAGGTTCATCGCCATCTGGAATAGCGTAGGGTTCTATATCAATGTCATGGTTTTGTTTAACTAAAAGTTTGCATTCTTTAATTATTGAAAGAGTATCTATACCAAGGAAATCATACTTAATTAAACCAAGCTCTTCGCACTCGTCTTTATCATATTGAGTTATCCTCTCGGCTTTACTGTTTTTCCAAATAGGAACAGTATCGCTTATATCTGTATCCGATATAATAACTCCAGCAGCGTGTATGCCAAAATTTGCAACCATATCTTCGATACGATCTGCAAATTCTAAAAAAGCAGCATATCGCTGATCAGAAGAAAGGTCTGGGTTTTCTTTTAGAATTTCTTCCAAAGTGGCTTCTTTGCCATACTTGGGGGGAGGTATCATTTTTAAAAGTTCCGTTAACTCAGAAGAATCTCCCTCGTGTATACGGTAAAAACTTCTAGCTAAAGACTTAGGCTTAAAAGTGCCATGAGTAATTATATTAGCAACTTTGTCTCGACCCCAATAATCTACACACCATTCAATAGCTTTTTCACGATCTAAAGCGTCATGATCAAGATCTATGTCCGGGGGAGCGCCGCCAATCATGTCTGATCTTGATTTATTAAAATCAAATTGATCTGTTAAACAAGTAACGTAAAGCAGAATACTGTTATGCGGATTTGGAAGTAGTTTTTTGTTAGAAGATTCTTGACCAATTAAAAGGAAAAGAATTCGAGATATGTCTTCATCAGAGGACATGCGGACTTCGTATTGAAAGTAATCTTCGTCTACTTCAGCGTAACGATTATTGTCGATATGTTCGTCAATGAGTTTTAAATCTAGCAATCGTGACAATTATAAGAACTTTCTTTGAGTTGGATTGGAAGTATTGTGAGATCTTAAAAATTGCAATGCATCTTCAAAAGAATCTTGTTCACAAGCCCAAAGATGGAGACCATGGAATTTAGTAACTAAATGACCTGCATCTTTTAACAAAATAAAAAGGTCAGAAGAAATAGACCAAAAAGACTTAATCTTAACAGCTCTAGAATCATTTAAAAATAACTCTTGATACCAAAGAGATTGGATAAGATCTTCCTCAACAGCGTAATCTTCTATAATTGATACAATTAAATCTGTAAAATTATCTTTAACATTAGATGAAATATAAAAATAATAAGCTTCTTCGGTAAGTAAACTTGGAAAAGTCATAAGAAAGGGTCTTTCAATATAATTTTTTGTACAAAATGATCTTGAGATAGCAAGCAAGTAGCATCAGTTTCCCTGCCCCAAATCCAAAAACCAAAACAATATGAAACTAAAGCACCTTCCAGAAGTAACTGGCGGGCAAAAGATTCAGAGACAATATAAAAGCCTTTTGGCTTTCTTAAGTTTGAGTCCTCTTTGTAAAGAGAGTAATCGAGATAAGAAAGTTCAGAGACTAAATTAGGGTTAATGGGTTTTAAATAAAAATCAGAAACCCATTCAGCGTCCTGAGGAAATTTATTGGGGTCAGCATTAATATGAAGTCTATGCATCATATAAGTGATGCATGAGTGAATATGTTTATTTACAAAAGTTTGCGCAGTTAAATTCATGATTAAGTGTAAAAATCTTGCCAGATTTTTTGAAATACGTAATCGATTAATATTGATTGACCTGTAGTTTCTCTACCCCATATCCAAAAACCCCAATGGTTAGTAACCAAATGATGGTTTTCCTTTAGTTTGTTAGCAAAATAATCGCTGACAATCCAGAATTCAAAAGGCTCTCTTAGTTCTGGGTCTGGTTCAGAGGGGCAATAGTTTGTACCTTCATAATCTTCATTTACTTCCCAAATGTCAAAATCTTCTTCATATTGAGAAAATAAGTCTTCATACCATTGCTGAGAAGTAAGATCCCAATCTCTTTGACCTTTTTCTAAAAGTTCCTGAATAAGAAGGTTAGCCCTAGCGTGTACATGTTTTTGTAAAAAAGCTTGTGCTTCTTTACTTTGATCGTTAAGCATTAGTTACCTTTACTATATCGTCTGCATAGAATCTTGCAAGATTGACATGTCTGCTGATTAAAGCGGATCTAAAAGCGCCGCCTTTTTTTGTATAGTTGTATAATATTTTTTGACCATAGCCATTGGTATCGCCTATAACTTTCTTACCAGAGTAAAGAAACCTACCATCAGTTGAAAAAGATCCAGAAGTGGACTTTGCAGAAGAATCTGAGTGCCAGAATCTAGGTATTAAATGTTCCTTCATTTTGCAGTTTTCCAAGTTTCAACGTTTACAAAAGAACTTTGAACTAGCTTTATATCTTTTGGAAGGTAAGCAGTTGTTGCTAAAAGCTCGAGCCTAGCTTGCCTAGCAGACTTCCTTGTCATATAAAAAGAAGTGTTTTTATAATTAATGATAAGGCCAGTTTTCTTGTTTAGCACTCCATAAATGTTAATCATCACAGTATTACCAGAATCGCGAATCATTGTAGCTAGGTCATCGATTTGGTTTTCTTGTATGTAACTTTGTAAATTCATTTAATTTTCCTTAAAAAGGTATTTTGCTATTATCTGCAATAATAGCCATTTCTTTGTTAAAAATAAGAGGTGTAGCACCACGCCCCTCATTTAAAAATCTACCAAAAAGAAGACCATATTTAACTGGATCTACTTCTGTGATTTTAAGAGCCCAAGCGATCAAACTGCCAGCAGCAGATCCACGACCGGGACCATGCATAACCCCTCTCTCTCTAGCACCGTCCATAAACTGTGCTACAATAAGAAGGTAATCTGCAAAACCCATACGTTTAATAACTTTAAGTTCGTGATTAAGACGCTCAATATAGTCTTGAGGGGGCATAGCACCAAAACGATTATAAAGACCGTGTTGAGCTTCTATAGTTAAGTGTTCTATAGAAGTTAAACCTTCAGGCAATTCTTGATATTTTGGATACCTATTCATGCGATCCATGAAATAACTGTCACTATCTATCATAGATGCTAAATGCACTGTGTTAGATATGACATCGTAAGGCATGCCTTGAGCGTGAGCTTCACGCCACATCCAATCTCCGTCTGCTACATGAACGTTTATTTCACCAAAAGTAAAACGCTTTTCATTGGAAAGCGTAGTTTTAGTCTGCATACACAAAGCAGCTTCGTGATGCTCTTTATCATGCTCTGTAGGGTAATGGCAGTCTGCAGTAAGTATCATTGGAAAATCATTATCAATAGCAATTTGCTGAAGAACTTTATTAACGGCTTGCTGTTCTTCGTCTTTATGTAATTGCAGCTCGATTATAAATCTATTTTTAAATATATCGCGATGATGATGAATTAACTTTTCAGCTTGTTTTCTTTGACCCTGAAGGATAAGTTGACTAGCCCTGCTGCCAAGGCAAGTTGTAGTAGCAATAATTCCTTCAGAATACTCAGCAATCAAAGCGTCATCAATTCTAGGCTTCCTATACATACCTTCAGTGTAAGCATAAGAACTTAATTTCATTAGATTTTTTAAACCAACATTATTTTTAGCCAAAAGAATTAAATGATAATAACTTTTACCTAGTTCATCAGGTTCGCGAACTGTACGGTCTCCAACAGTATAATAGGCTTCCATGCCAATTATAGGTTGAACACCGGCTTTATTACACTCTTTGTAAAACCTATAGCTGCCAGATATGTTACCGTGATCTGTTTGTGCAACTGCAGGTTGATTCATCTGTTTAACTTGAGATGGAAGTCTATTAACTTTATTAATACCATCTAGTAGAGAATATTCAGTGTGTACGTGCAAATGCACAAATTCATTTTCTACTTCTTGCGCAGGCATAGTCCAAGATTTTGACTTGCTTTTATGCTTACAGTGAGAATGATCATGATGAGTGTCGTTGCAATCAGATTGATGATTACTACTCATTTGAAGTTGGATTTAAACAAATAGTTTTTAACAACTCAAATCTTTCAGGAGCATCGATAAGGTTTTGTTTCATACCTAAGCGACCTCCTGAGCAAAGAGTTTCTTCTTCACCTGTTTCTGGGTTAAACCACTTGACAGCTGAGCCAGCAAATCGAACAAGGCCTATATCTTTACAATAACCAATTAGATCCATGTACTTGTCAGTTCCTTTTGCACAAATAAACTCGAACTCAGCAGTCTTATTAAGAGCAGGTGCGCATTTATTTTTTACAATTTTAACCTTCATAGCAAGAGCACCATCTTGAGATGAAGATGGTTTACTGCTAACTCGAAGCCTAACAGAACTGTAAAAAGGTAAAGCTTTGCCACCAGAAGTGGTTTCAGGATTGCCGTACATCACACCAATGTTAGTTCTAACCTGATTAATGAAAAGGTATAAACATTTATTGTCTACGGAAATTTTAGAAAGGCTACGTAAAGCTTTAGACATAAGCCTAGGTAACTCTCCTACACCTTTCTCGTTCATAAGACGCTTAGTGTCAGATTCTGACTGCGCAGCATCGATAGAATCAAAGACAATTATACCAACTTTACCGGTCTTACCAAGGTCCTGACACAGTTGTAGCGCTTCTTCAGCTGTATCAGGATAGCAAAATATCATTTTTGATGGGTCGAGACCCATTGAAGAGACCAGATCAAGACCGGTGGTACGCTCCAGATCAACATATACAGGAGGGCGGTCGTATCCATGTTCAGTGACATATTGATTTACTACTTGAAGACATAAAGAGGTTTTACCTGCTGAAGGTGGGCCAAAAACTTCAACTATACGATCGTCAGGGAGTCCACCAACTCCAAGTGTCGCGTCTAAACTAATAGAACCAGTAGATATAGGAGTTACTTTTTCGTATCTAGGACCGAGACTCATTATATTTTCTTTGCCAAACTTTTTAGCAATAGAGGCTGCAATCATATCAATTTCAGCAATACCGGTTACTTTTTTAATTGCCATTTATATTTCAATACTTTCAGAATGTTGATAGGTAGTTTCTAAAAGAATGTCAGAAGCTAGCTGTTGCTTTAATAAAATAGTTTTCTGAGCTCTTGAATTGACAAGAGTATAATTTTTAATAGCTATAGAAGGACTAAGAGCGCCTCCCCAAAAAAACGGATTTGATTTCCTATTAGTCAACCATGCTTGATAAGCATAAATGAACTGCTTTTTAGCAACCCAGTCTTCAAGTTTAATCAACCATTGGTCAGGTGTTAAAGGCGTAGAGTAATTGGAATAAGAGAATTCTTTTTTACGCCACTCATCTCTATCTTTTCCAAAGAAAGAAGCCCTTAAAGTTTTATACCGAAAACGCTTTTCGTCTAATGTGGAATTCATCAATCATCTCTTTCTGGATTTAAAATCAAACTTATGTTTTCTTGTACTTCAAGAGCTTCAGGAAGAAGTACTTTTGGTAAAGTAGAGTCGTGAACTTTTTTACTTAAATTAGTAGCACCTAACAAATGAAGTATCTCCATGAGAGGGTGAGCCACGATATTGTGCAAAGTAAATCTAAAATGATTGCGCGCTTTAAATAGAATCTTTTTCATAATAATTAACCAATAACAGTTTCAAGATTTTCGGTAAGGTACTTGTTCCAAGTAGTATTTAAAATTCCTGTCATCAGGAATTCTCTTTCTGATAAAGCTAAATGGGGAACTATATTTTGAATATACTCTCCAGTAATATTTCGGTTTTCTATTCTTATAAGCTCTTCCTCAGTAATATTGATATCAAGGGTGTTATAAGTGTTAGTGATTATACATTTTCTAGTAACTTGCATTTAAAGGTTTCTTTCAGGACAATTGTTTGAGTTGTTTAAAAACAATATGAGAGTTAGTTTTTAAATAATCTGAATAAAGATTCTGACTAACATCAGAATAATCTGAATCAAAATATATAGTTGTTATTCCAGATTGAATTATGTTTTTAAAACAATTCCAACAAGGTTTAGTTGTGCAGTAAATTACTGCAGAGTTAAGTGATGAACCATTTCTAGCAGCTTGATTGATAGCATTTGTTTCAGCATGTATAGTAGTAATGCAATGACCATCATGTATGGTACAACCCACGTCTTCACAATGCGGAGCAGCAGGAAGAGAACCGTTATAGCCGGTGCTTATAACGGTTTTAGTTATTTGGTTTACAACTACTGCGCCAACTTTACGTCGCTTACAAGTGCTTCTTGTGGAAGCGATGTGAGCCAGGTCCATAAAGTAGTGCGGCCAAGTTTTTCTCATAAATCTTATTCCTATATTTTACAAATATTCAATCAGTTAAAAGACTCCTTTTAAAGAATATTTAAAATTAAAGTTTTGGAAAAGCGTTGTTTACTTTTAAAAACAAGTAGAACATTTTGTGAAAATTTAAAAATTCTTCTTCAGATATATTTAACGAAGATTCTTTTAAAAGAATTTGAAGAAGAGCTTTTAAAATAAGGCGATCAGAAGATCGCCCCTTTATTTGGGAGTATATTCGAAAGTTATCCCAGTCTATGTAATGGTTTTTTGGAGAATGCACTAGTCTCCAAACTTTACCTGCAAGAGTAATTTCAGTAGGGAAAGAAATATCGTGAAAGTTTTTTTCCCACCAATAATCTATGGATTGTTGGACAATGTGATCTTGAGCTTTTTTCATTGAAGCTGGAGCCCCACCTATAGCAAAAGAAAACATATCTAAAGTAGACATGCTTTCTTCTGTATCTAAATTTATAAAGTGTTCAAATCTATAATCAGGATCGTAAAATATATCTAAAGTAAGTAAGAAGTCTTCTTGTTCAGGTTTTCGTTTACGATTTAAGGGGTGCTGCATTTTTATATAGCTCGTAATAGAATAATTTATTACTGCTGTAATAAGAGTTTTATATTCTTCTAAAGCTTCAAGATTGTCTTCCATAAATTACACTTTTTTACCGCCGTGTCGATGAGATCTAGATTTGTTATAAACCATTTTTTGATTAATAGTTTCTTCTAAATCGATACCATATTTGCCGCAAAAATCAAAGATTCTTATTACGCAGTCTGCAAGCTCAACTGGAATGCCCTCAGGCTTTTCAGGTTTACTTGAGTTGTAATAAATTTCATTAGGCTCGTGATTGTTTCTATATTCTTCTAAAGCTTCACTAAGTTCAGAATGCATGAGAGCAATAAGGTCTCCAATAGTCCGATCATCGTCATGCCAGCCTTTTTCAGAAGCGTTTTGAAAAGACTCTTGAACGTAATCATTTAAATATTTTCTAGGTAATGTCATGTTTTTCCTTAATTAATTAAATCCCAGTCAATTTGACCTGAAAGGCCAGAGGCGTTGTAATCAGTGACTGTTCCTTCAAAAAAATTCTTAAAGGAATCGCCTGATACAACCCAATCTAGCCAAGCGAGAGGGTTTTGTTTTACATTAAAAATTGGCTTTAAGCCAAGTTGAAGTAAGCGCCTATCTGCTAGATATCTTACGTAAAGCTTGACCTCTTCAGCAGATAAGTCAGCAATAGTTAAAGTAGTAGAATAGACAAGATCAACAAGCGCGTCTTCTAAAAAGACTGCTTGTTCGTAGTTATTGTAGATGTAACCTTTAAGCTCATCAGTTATAACTGAAGGGTTCTCTTTACAGTATTCGTGGAAAAGCTGAGTCATGCCTTCAACATGTTTAGTTTCGTCACGTAAAGACCACTCGACTATTTCACACATACCTTTCATCTTACCGTCTCTTTGATAATTCAAAAGCATAACAAAAGCAGAGAAAAGGGACATGCCTTCATTGCAAACGCTTCTAGCAAGCTCGTAAGCTATTTTTAAAGTTTCATCTTGTATTTTGTGAGGAGGGTTTAGCATAAAGTTTATTTTAGAAGACATTTCTTCATATGCTAAAAATGAAGAATACTCGGATTCATGAAGACCTAAAGTGTCATTAAGTAAAGCGTAAGATCTTTGATGAGTGCCTTCTCTATTAGCAAAAGAAAGCAGCATGTTTCGTATTTCATTATTCTTAAATACTTTAATAAAAATGTCGCAGTAGTTACCACCTACTGCAACATCGCTTTGAGTAAATATTCTTAATATTTGAGTTATGTGATCTTTTTCTTGTGGAGTAATTACATTTGATTTCCACTGATTTACATCTTCTTGGAGCTTAGCTTCCCAAGAACCCCAATGAATTTTTTCATGCTCTTCAGCAGCAATCATAGCCCAAGGATATTTAAAAGGTTTATAAATTTTTGAGTATTCAGTTAACCCTGACATGACATGCACTCCTCTGTAGCGTAATCTTGTAAATATTTTCTTTCAATTTTATTAGAAACTTTTTCTGCTATGACACCAGAATTAGTTCTTAAATAATAGAGAGCCTTTAAAGACTTTTTCCAAGCAGAAAGGTGGACTGCGTTTACATAGTTGATATTACTACCGCTAGGAAAAAATAAATTAACTGATTGACCTTGGCAGACCCATTCTTGACGAACTGCTGCATGATCAACAACCCACATCTGATCTATTTCAAAAGCAGTTTTAAATACTTCTTTTTCATGATCTGATAAATAATCAAGGTGCTGTACTGAACCTTGCTCAAGAATAACAGATTGAACCTGCTCTTCTAACCAAGTAGTTCTAGCCAAGATGATTTCATCGTTATCACAAGTATCAGTAGCAATATTTAAAGAATGCTTATTAAGAAGAGCTAGTAGATATTTATTTACTTGAAGAAAAGAGCCGGCTCTAGTTCTATGAGTAAATGCATTACTTTTCCAAGGCTCAATACTAGGACTAGTATTTAAAATAATTGAGCTGTTTGCATTAGGGGCAATGGCTAATAGATGGCTGTTGCGAAGCAAAGAAGTAGTGTCATCTAAATAAGCGCCTTTAACCAGAGCAAGAGACTTAGTTGCTGTTAGGGCTTTTTCTTTTATTAAAGAAAAGATTCGACGATTAATGCTATTAGCAAAAACAGATTCGTAAGCAATATTTTTTTTCTGCAAATAACTATGAAACCCCATAGCTCCGAGACCTAGAGAGCGCTCCCTAGTGGCAGAGTAAATTGCTTTTCTTAATTGAGGAGGAGCGTTATCAATAAAATGTTGAAGTACGTCATCTAAAAACTCAATTAGATCTTCAACAATAGTTGTGTCTTTCCATTCATCAAAAAACTCTAAATTAAGAGAAGACAAGCAGCAAACAGCAGATCTGTCTTTTGAAGTTGGAAGATGTATTTCAGAACACAAATTGGAACCATGTATTTTTAAGCCCTTTTCTTTTAACTGAAAAGGTAAAGCTTGATTAGCCTTGTCTATAAAATTTATATACGGTTCGCCAGTTCGGAATCTTACTTCGAGAATACGTTGCCACAATTCTCTAGCAGGTAAAGTATCTTTAACTTCTTTACTGTGAGGATCTTTAAGATCCCAAGAAGCATTATTAAAAACTGCTTCCATAAAAGAGTCTGAGATGTTTATAGCATTATTTAAATTGAAACATTTTCTATTAGTATCCCCGCCGGTAGGTAGTCTAATATTTAAAAACTCAATGATGTCTGGGTGATCTATATCAATGTAAGCAGCGTAACTGCCTTTTCTTGTAGAACCTTGGCGGTAAGCGACCATATCGCTATCAACTGTTTTTAAAAAGGGAATAGGGCCAGGAGCTTTGTCGCTAACTGAACGAACGTTACTCCAGTGACCTCCAACACCTCCTCCCATGACACTCATCCACCTAAGCTCTTCTGTATGCTCTATAAGACCTTCAATAGAGTCATCTACATAAGAGAGAAAGCATGATATCGGCATACCTGTAGAGCCAGCATTAGAGAGTATAGGGCTGGAAAACATAAACCAGCCCTTAGTAGCATAATTATAAATGCGCTCTGCGAGCGCGGGATTAGAAGAATAAGCATAAGCAGCTCGTTTAAAAGCCTCTGTAGGACTTTTTTCAAACTGCTGCATATAATAATTTTTTAATAAAGTCTTAGCATGCTTAGAAAAAGGAAAAGTCATAAAAACCTCTTTTATTTAAATTCAAACATTAAATGTTTGAGAAATTAATTAACATTGCTGGGGAGATAAAAATTTATAAACAACTAATGTTAAATTTATTAATAACCCACAAACCATTGATGCAATAACTGCTACTAAAGATTTTGATATGCTTGTAAGTAGCAAGAACGTCAAAAGGACAGACATAATATCAGTTATAAAAAAGTTCTTCAAAAGAAATTTTTTAAGTTGCACAGGAAAATGTTTAAAAGAGAAAATAAAACTTAACCAAGTCAAAGATCCTAAAAGAAAACCATCATACATTTTTGCATAATAGTTTTAAATCATTGTTTGGATACATAAAGATTTTCTATTGTTGTGAAGTGAATTTCATTTCTACTGAAAGTGACATCCCAATCTGCTCAAAAACTTTGCGTAAATCTAGCAAAGTGTCTAAGCGTTGTTTCCAAAAATTTTTTACAATTTTTGCAGCTCTTTCAGCAGATACGGTTGAAGACAAGTAAGAATCTGCCATTTTTTCAATTACGGTAGCTGCAGGTCTTTTAGCCCCGCGAGTTGCGTAATTTGTAACTAACATATTAATTATATCAGAGCGTTTCATACTATTGCCACCGCCAATTGCTTCCACCATAGTGGAGGCAACAGAGTAATAATTAGAAGCAACTTGAATATTTTTTGCAAGCACAATAAGTACTTCTCTAAATTCTGGTATATTAAAGTTTTTTGTTTCAGGAAGCTTAACTGACAGAAACTCCGTCCATTCGTAAAGAGTTTTGTCATAAAAAGTAAATTCTGAGACAAAGGTATCAGTTATACTAGTATAAAGCTCTGCACCAGCTTTTAAAGCTTCTAATATCTCTTCAGGATTTTCAGTTAACTCTTGTATACCTTCGGTCACGTAAAGTCCCAAATAGGCTTTCTAGCCCTATTAGGAGCTGAAGGAGTTTTAGAAGGTGTCTGTTGCTTAGGCTGGTTATCTTCTTGAGCTTCTTCACTTTTAGAAGGTTGAGTAGCTTTTGGTTTTGTGTGAGCTGAAGCTGCTTGACCTCTAGATGGAGGTGTGTAAGAGGAAGAAGAAGAGCCATTACGATACTCTGACAAGATAGCTTCTTTAAGCTCTTGGCCAAAGCTAATACCCTCTTCTCCTATAAACCTGACGTCATCAAAGTATTTATCTACTTTGACACCATCCTCCATGACTGAGCCCTTGTGGTTTGGTACACTTACAAAAAGGCCCTTAGAGCCTTCAATAACTTTAAAACCATCTACAGACATGAAGCCATCTATGAGTATGGAAGCAACTGCTTTGATTTTAAGTCCGGGCTTATTTATTTTTCTAAGATTTATTTCGTATGAAAACATTTTAATCTTCCGTGTCTTTTTTAGTTATCTGAACGTCATTTTTTAAAAGAAAATTAGAGTAGTAAAATCCAGATAAAAAGAAAAGAGTAAAGAGTTCTTTAAAGTTTGAATCAGTTACAATTTCGTCTGAAAATAAAGAAAATATAGTTTTAACATAATCTTCAACATTTTCTAATTCAGTTACAGTTGGGTATTTTTTTTGAAGTTGTTGAAAAAGAAAAGAGAATAACTCTTTTTCAGTAAATTTTAATTCTTTGCCATCTTGTAAGAGAGTAAAAGTATCTGGCAATTAACTAAGCCCAGCCAATCATTTTAGGTAAGGCAGCAGTGAATAAGCGGCCTAAAACCTGAAACTCACCTGCGCTTAAAGAAACGCTGATTCGAGCATCGCCAGAAGAAAGGTTCATCATGAAAGTACCTTCATAACGACCTTCTCCATGAGATATGGTTAGCTTCTTGTTAACACCATCGTTTTGATGAAAAAACGAACCCCACTTAGAAGAGTTCGGATCATCAAAGAATTGAACTATATCGTTCATTCCAAAGGCAAAAGTGAGCTTAGCGCCACGCCAATCATAACTTTTTTCACCTTGAGATGGAGCCATTTCAAGTAAAACTGCACCAGTTTTAGAAATGCGACCATTCTCATCTCTTCTAGGAGGAAGTAAAGTAAATTGAGCTGCGGCTGATTTTTTATAAATATTAAAACTTGTTGAGTAAGTCATCTTTTTCCTTATCAATTTCATAAACAAGAGAAGGCATACGACCTCTGTATTGTTTTGTTAATGAAATATGAGATGTAAAGTCACTCTCTGCAAAAGCAGTAGAGTTTAGTAATAGGGAGATGCCGGATTGTTCAATAGAAAATCCAGCATCAATTTGATAGGGATCGCCACAAAGTATTATTTGAGCACCCTGGCCTACTCTAGATAAGACAGTTTTAAGTTCGTGCCAAGTAAGATTTTGAACTTCATCTATTATATATGTGCAATTTTCAAAAGTACACCCGCGTGTAAATTCAACTGGCATAAAATTAAGATGATTTTTTTCTTTCATTAAATTCAAATAGTGATTTGCAGAATCACCTAGAACTTTTTTTAAAACTATTTCAAAGCTATTAATGTAAGGCTGATACTTTTCGTCAACATCACCAGGAACGGGCCCAAATGCTTGATGATGATGACTTTGAACTGTATGAGTAGGTTTGGTTAAGTAGATTGGTTTCTTTTGCTTAAAGTAGGAATCTATAGCTCTGGTCAAAGCTAATGTAGTCTTGCCGGTACCTGCTGGACCTAAAGCAACTACCATGTCAAAATCGGATCTTAGCATATGGTAATAAGCTAACTGCTTACTATCTCTAGGTTTGAACTCTAAAAAATCTAAATTTTTTGAGCTCAAGATTTTGATTCCAAAAGAAGTATTTAAAAGAAGCATAGTCTTCTTATCATTAACTTCTGAAACAAGCTTTGCTGCTTGGCCCACATACAGTTTAAAGTTGTTTTTAGAAAAATCTCTAGTGGTGTAATAATAATCTATTTGGTTTTCTGAAGTAACTATAACTTTTAAATCTGTAAGCTGAAACCGATTCATAAATCCTACTTCCGTATAAGCGTTGCTAAAAGTTTTTGGAGATCTTTAACTGAGTAAGTTGTATAATTTGCAGGGCAAATATTGTCGAAGATTTGGCTTTCATCTTCTACAGTAGTTTGATACTTCCTAGCAGCTTTATTCAAGAACAAGCGTTTAGAAGAAACCTTAATTAAGACAACAGTACTCTCAGGTAAATTGTATCCGCAAGCTGATTCAATAATTAAAACTGACGATTTAGCTTTTTTTATTTCTTTTTTTAAATCTTTTAAAGTATGAAAAGGTAAAAGATTTTGAGAATCTATATGGTCTATTTTGAATTTATTAGAAATATTTTTTATTGCAGTAGACTTTCCAGAACAAGGCAAGCCGACAACTTGAATAATCATATTAAATTTTAAGAAAATAAAGAATTATTTTTATGCTTCCACAGAGTGGTCGCGGAAGAACCTTTGAGGTTCTTTATCTTTTGAGGAACGTAGTTGTTCTTATAAAGATAAGCAGACAGAGCCTGACTATGAACTGGTAAGTCTTCAATCTGTCTTAGATGTTGCTTCAAATCATAAAACTTAAATATTACTTTTGATGATTGTATAAGCCTAGCAAGCTCAATCTTGTGAGAATGAGCAAGACATTGATGAGTTGCTTTTGAAATATCAGAAGTTGCAGTTGAATCTGAAATTGAATGATTATCTACTTGCGGAGTTTCAAGATCTTTAATAACAGAAGAAAGATTAGAAGGAGAAACTACAAATATATTATATTTAGACATTGCTTGTACCCAGCCTTGAAGGAATGAAAAAGAAATATTCATTATTTTCAAGAAGTAAACATGATAAAGTGTTGGGACGAATTCGAACAGGAATGTTAGCAAGTACATCAGCAATTATAGTCGCTTGATACTGAGTATAAACGTTTGTATTAACAATCTTATACCTTATGTAAGGTTCAAGAAAATTGTTAGTCGCATTTTCTTTTGAAAAAGTTTCAATACGTTTTTTAAGCTCGCAAAAAGCTTCTTTAGCGCCGGATCCTGACTGAACAAGAAGCATTACTTTCCTCGAGGAGCGTTATTTCCTCTACCCCCGCCACTGGGACGACCTGTTTGGCTAGGAGCGTTTGAAGGGGAAGTTGAGTTTCCCTTTACAGAACCTGTAGCGAAAACTTCAGAATTTGAAACTAGTAAAGTAGTAGGAAAATCAGCAGGCAAAACAGCTTGGCCGTCGACAATAATGTCTCGGCCATGCAAGTTTTCTTGAACAATAAGGTTTTCAATAGTTGAAGCATCAGGAAGATTTGCAGTTCGAGCGCCTGAACCAGGGATAACAATCAAAGTCAAAGTAATAGACATATATAATCTTTTCTTTAAAAAGCATAAAGCTTTGTTAATAACAAATTTGTAAAAGTGGCAGCGCGTTATCAAAAATATATTTTTGATATATTAGAAAAGCGCTAAATACATATACATTTATTTAATGCAATAATATTAAAATGTTGCAAAAGTAAAGCAAACTATATTAAAAAGTTAAATTAAGCTAGTTTTTGTAACTTAATTTATAGCAATTAAAAAGAACTGTTTCCCTTTACGGAACCTGTAGCAAAAACTTCAGAACCATTAACAATTTGAGTGCTTGAAAAATCAGCAGGCAAAACAGCTTGGCCGTCGACAATAATGTCTCGGCCATGCAAGTTCTCTTGGACGATCAACTGCTCAATAGTGAGGTTGTCAGAAGTTGATACAGTTCGAGCGCCAGGGCCAGGGATAACAATTAGTGTAATAGTAGACAATTTAAATTACCTTAAAGTTGGGTAGGTTTTCTTGAATTTCTTTCAGCTTGAACTGAAAGTCGCAAATTTTGAAGATCTTGTTTCGCTGTTTGCGCTGATTGACGAATGCGGCGACCGGCCGCATCAACGCCTGCATCAAACTTAGATGCGTCAGCTAGAGATTCTGTAAGAGTGTTAATTATTGATTGGAGTTGATCTTTGTAAGTCATTTTCTATTACCTTAAAAGTTGTAAATATTTAAATTTTGAGTAGAAGAAAAAGAAAATAACTGTTTTTTAACAAGAGTGCAAGGTTTTTGTGTCCTAGAATAAGCATAATAAGCACATAGAGTATGGACAAGAGTCGAAGCTACAATATTAGTAAGAGTAGTTATTATACGTGCGTTACAAGCGCTTTCGGGAAGTTCATGGTCTTCTTTTAAAAGACTCAAGTAACTATCAATATACTGTACATCTGAAGGAGTAAAAGTATTTAGGTTAGCATGCTCAAAACCCATAGAGGTTTCAAAAACAATATCAATAGAGTAGTTATTCTTAATAGAAGAAATAATATCTTTGCGAGCAGATAAAGTGTCTACAGCTACAAAGACTGCATCTTCCAAAAGGTGTTGATGCAGTTTGGATTCAAAAAAACAATCGTATTTTTCAACAACAACATTTGGATTAAATGCTTTTAAAGATTGTTCAAAAGCATCAACTTTTTTAAGACCAACTTGATGTAATCCATAAATTTGGTTAGGACAATTGTGGGACTCAACTATATCAAGATCCCAAATTCGAAAATTAGTCCAGCCCATCTTTGCAGCTAGAAGTCCGGCCCAAGATCCAGTAGCGCCAACTCCTATAATATTAAAATATACGTTGCTTGAGTCTTCAGGAGCAAAGAAAGCATTATGGCGTAAGAAAGAAACTTGGTTATAATCAGACAACTTTGAGGTCCTCGGTAAGTAAAGCTTCTAGCTCGTAGTAAGAAGTGCAGTCACAAAAAGAAAGTACTGAAGACAATTTATTTTTCAAATCATCAAGAGTATCAGTAGTATGAGCAAAATAACTATCTAAGTATTCTTGCTCTTGAGTAGGGCTTATTTCATTTAAAATAGAATAATTTGTATTAGTAAATGTTTTATGAGCAGAAACAAAAATCTCATCATACTTATTGTTTAAGTAATACAAGAGCCATAAGTATTCTTTTGAATCTAGATAGGTGCAAAGCTGTTGAGTAAGTTTGATTCGTTTCTTAGGAGGTAGCTTGGCTTTAGTATTTGGAGTAATTTTTGATTTTAAAGATTCATAAATATCGTCAATTAAATCAGTCGCAATTTCATGATTCAAAACTAAAGGGTCTTGTAAAAAAGGTTTTGAGTTTGATTGATTTGAGAAATCAAACTTTGGCTTTGAAAACTTATTTAAAATCTTTGGCTTTAAAAACTTAGTTTTTGCAGCTTGATCAATGTAGCTGAAATCATAAATTTCCTTAGAAGGAGGGTTTACGATGGGAACGCCTGTAGTAACTATACCTCGAATAGGATCAAAAACTTTTGAGTAAAAATTATCATCCTTATTAAATATAAGCATGATTTGCCAGCTCTTTATATTCTGGTCTATGCTTTGATTAACAAGTTGAGCAAATTGATTTTGATCTTGTGAGCTTGGATTTGGCGCCATATTATGATGACTATGACACCAACAAGTCATTGCGGTCAGTTTTTGATTTACAATAGATTGATCGGAACACTCTTCTTTTAAAGTATTATAAAATTCAATCATCATAGATGAAGTGCTATTCACTTCAGCAAGACTAGTATTTTGCTTAGGAATGTAAAGCTTCTCAGATAAATGAAGCTCAATCTGATTATTCTTACGTATAATAGGTTCTACAGTATGGAACCATTGCGCTTCTTGAGGGGCTATACGAACTATATGTTTAATAGCTTCTACAGTTTTTAGACTAGCAACTATCTTAATAGAATAAGAAGTTTCATATGTTGTTACAGATTTCATTGAGACCTTGAAAAATAAGGGTTGTACTGATTATTTGTATTTGAGTTTAGTTCTTGAGTTTGAGAATCGCCAGAACCAGGAGAGGGAAGTGTGGACTCAATTGTAAGAGTTTCTGGAAGAATTGAATCTTCAACTTCTAAGTCTTGGATTTCCTGAATTGGCAAATCTTCAATATCTTGCTCAATATCTTGCTGTTTGAAATTTAAATATTTTTGATGGTCTTCCCAAGAAGAGAAATATTTAGCACGCCTACCCCAAACATCAGCAGTGTTAGCAGAAGTTAACCAAATGTTAGCAGACATAATTATTTGAGAGAGACGTTTAGTTTCAAAAGCATTGTAAATTAAAGAAGCTGCTTCACCAAGGCAAGCTGAAGAAGATAAAGTAAGCGTACTTCTAGTACCAGCGTGAGGATGGTAAACTAATTGTGTTGAATTGATTACACCAATATAAGAAGCGACACTAGTTAAAGATAACTTTAACCCAGTTTGAGTTAGCTCTACAAAATAAGGACCGCCAACAATAGGATTTTTATTAGTCCCATTTAGTTTAATTTTAGAAGGGGCTTTAGTAAAAAAGTCTACTTGATGGAAAAACCAATCAGGAGTTTTAATAAAGGATAAAACTTCAGATAAAGAAGTGTCTTTGTTTATAGTTAACTGTTTATCTTTGTTTTTAGACTTTAATACAAGCTTAGTTACAGAATAGTTCTGAAGAATATTTTTTTCCGAAAGAGGAATTTCATAATCAAGAGTTTCAAAAATTTCTAACTGCTGTAAGGTTAGAGTTTTTAAAACGCGCATATTAGCAACCTTCAAATTGGAATGAGATTTAGCTGTTAATATAAGGTTGTTTAAATCTCGAGTCCTGTTAGAAATAGCAGAATTATATGAATCAATTTGAGCTTTATATTTTGCTAGTTCAATTTGAGCTAAGTCAATTTTTTCTTGAAGAGAAGCTATTCTATTTTTAGAGAATTTTAACTCATGTTTAGAATTAAAATTTTGTGAAATAGCTTCTTTAAATGTAACAGATGGAGCGATCAAATTAGTGTTGCAAAAAGATGAATCGCGATCAATCTTTTTATTAATCTTAGATTGTTTCTTTAGTAAAGATTCAGGAAGGCTCTTTTTAGAAATAACAGGTTCAACTAGATTAAAAGGAACTGCAGCGGCAATATTATTTTTTTTATTAAAATAATCTTGAACTGAAGGATTAATTAATTTGTCGTCGTAAAAAGCTTTAGTCTCTTTATTTAAAAATCTTCCATAAGGGTTTTCGTAAAGTAAAAAGTTAAAAGCTTTTAAATCTTTATAAAATAAACCCGAATGATTGACAAAACTATCTAAATAAGTCGTAAAATATTTAATAGCCTTTTTGTATTTTGCAATCTTTTTATAATTAGAATTAATAGAAAAAGTGTAGAAATAAACATCTTCTGCAACATCAGGATTTTCAGAAGTCCTGATTGTTAATGGGATTAAAACAGCAGTTACAGCACCGGGAGATTTGACAAGCTTTGCAGTTGTTAAATCAGTTTTATCAAAATGAAAATTGTTAAAAGCGGTGCAGTATGACTTTGGAATAACTGCTTTTTGTTTACTGCGAGGAATAGCTATAAAAGGATTATTACGATTCACTTGAAAAAAGTTGTTAGTAATAGTAGTTTCGAGAAGCATAGGCTCTAAACCAATATTAGAATCAAAAATATATTGTTGCTTCGCTTTAAAAGCAGTATATAAGAACGAATTAAAATCACGAAGATTAGATCTATGAACATCCCAATGGGAAATATCATCTGTATAATGTGTCGGAGGAAAAAGGTCGTTGTAAAATACTGGATCGTATACTGATATTACTGGCTTGCCATTAAAGGATTCATTAAGACGATAATAACTAGAAGTATTTGTTAAGTAAGAAGTAACTTTACTATGGTTGAAATCAAAATAACTCCAGTTCAAATCTGGACAACTAGAGTTATTTTTTAAAGTTTCAATTCTGTTTAAAATTTCAGAAGTGTCTTCTTCTAAAGAAGGCTCTTGAAAACTAGGGAACATTCTAGAATAATCAAACATGATAGTATTATTAAAACGTCTGTAATCGAACATTTTAGAAGGATATTGAAACATAATTTCTGGAAAGGAAAAAGTGTTTACTTGTACAGTTTTTACAGTTTTCATATATAAATATTTCTAATCTGGAGGATTGTCTAAAAATTGAAAAATAATTTTTGTTTCTAAAAGAAGTCTTATATTTGATTTAGATGGAATCAAAACGAGAAGATTGGCACACTCTAAACAAGTTTTAAAAGTAGGCGAGTCTTTTAAATTGTCTTGTTTAACATGATAGTAATTATCGCAATATTCATAATTCATGCACGCATATTTCATTATATATTAGCTCCTGAAAACTATAAGTGTTTCCAGCATAATCTACAAAAGTAGAAGTAGAAAAAAGATCTGGGTATTCTTTAATCTTGAGTGTACACTTTTTGCGATAAGTATCTATATTGTTTTTAGAAGTATCATCTAGTTTCAAACTATATCTTGAAGTGTATTTTTGTATACGTTTAAGAAGTATTCCTATTGTTTGAAAATAATGAAAGTCTGGTAAGTGTTTAGACTGAAGAGGAGTTTTGTTAATCATTAACAAATCATTAGCCCAAGCATGTAAAGCTTCTTTCGAAAGATAAAAAGAAGCTTGTTTAGAACAGTAAGCTACTCCACAGTTATGGAAATCGTGCGCATAAACAAGATGGTGGGGAGTAGGATGGATTTTTTTTATTATTTGGATTTTTATATTTTTTTTAAGATGTAAGTAGGTATTTGCGCGTTTTGTTTTATAATGGAGCTCAAAATCGACAGATTTATTTAACAGTTTTATAGCAATGTAAAGATCTTTTTTTGTAGTAAAATATAAGTCAAAATCATCGTAAATTAATGATTTTGAAAATAATAAAGAAGCAACAAAAGATCCGCTTATCATGTAGTTTGATGGGGAAAGAATTTCATCAAACGAAGCTATTGCTTTTTTTAATTTATAATTTACAATTCCCGAGCTTTTAGTAAAACCAGGAGTGTAAATATTAATTAGCTAATTCTTACTACTAGAGGGCGATAAACTGATGAACAAGCACTAGGTGTTTGCGGTTGAGTAGAAGCAACTAAGCTTGACATAGAAGTATAACCAGTTTGAGAAGCCTGAGGTGAATGCGGGGCAAGGACCGCATCTGTAGTAATAGAAACTGAGGTATCAGGATTCAAACGTTGCAAAGCTGCTTCATAAGTTTGAGTTAAATGAGCAACTTGAGTATAATAGTTTTCATAGTCTCTAGAAGAAAGAGTTAGCGAAGGAAGATCGACTAGAACTTGTGTATCAATAATATAATTCATAATTTTTCCTGTAGTTTAGAAATGATTCCGTTAGTAAGATCTTGAATTTGATTTTCAAGATTAGCTTTTTGAACGTCTAATTGTTTAAGTTGAGACTTTAATAAATAAATTTCTTTATCTTTAGTAGTATATTTTGGCTCTTTATATTTTATGTAATGAAAAAAATTACTAACAAAAATATAAAAATAATAACTTACAGAAGAAAATCCTGAAATTGTTAAAAAAATTAAAGTCGTTTCTGAAAGAGCAAAAGAAATAGTCATGTCCACAAAGTTATTAAAGTTAGTGTTAACGTGTATAATAGTTTAAATGTTTCTATTAATTTATTTTTATTAAATATAATAAATGACAATGTTTTCCCTTAGTAAGGTTTTATTTATGAATTATGAAAAAGCTTTAAAATATAATCGCAGCTCATTAATTAAGTACAAGTGGAGTCCACTTTGGTTTGGAGGAAAGTCTTTAGATGAAGATTTAATCAATAAGATAAAAGCTTTTCAAAAAGAAAATGAGCTAAAAGAAGACGGTTTTGTAGGACCTACTACTTATAGAAGAATTCTAACGGAAGTTGAAGCTCAAAGATTAAATTTTAAACCAAATAAAAGTAGGAAACGACGAATAGAAACGTGTTTGATCTACAATGGAAAAAAGATACCAATCCTGTGGAAAAAAGTGAGACTATACACTGAAAAAACAGGGCTTCGAATAGAAGCCCCAACGTACTACTCTTATTCAAAAGAAGCAGACAGGGGACCTATCCAATTTGTAAATCATTGGGATGCAGCGCTTACAAGTGAAAGCTGCGCTAAGATTATAAATAGAAGAAAGTTATCTATGCATTTTTGCATAGATAACGATGGGACAGTTTATCAGTTGATGGATATGCAAGATGCTGCCTGGCAAGCAGGCAATGAGTTTTCTAACAGAATTGGTTTGGGAGTAGAGATATCAAATGCATTTTATTTAAAGTACCAAGACTGGTATGTTAAAAATGGATTTGGTAAAAGACCGTTAGTTGAAAAGAAAACGATACATGGAAACAAGAGTGTATCAAAACACTTAGGTTTCTATGATGTTCAAATAGAAGCTTTAGCTGCTCTTTGGGAATGCGTATCTTTTGCTACGGAAGTACCGTTAGAAATTTGCGATGTGCAGGGAGTATGCAAAAAATGCCAAACAGGCGAGCATGCAGGCTTTATTAACCATTTTAATTTAACTGAAAATAAAATTGATTGCAGCGGTTTAGATATGCATTTAGTTCTAAGCAAAGCGCTTGAATTAAGAAATGAAAGATTAAACGGGTCTTGACAGTAAAATGATGTCGTCTACAACTATTTCAAAAGTTGAAAAAGTTTGATCACCTTTAGTAATTAAACGAGTACGCAAAGCGCCTTTGACTCTAATTTTGTCATTTCGCTGAAAATCATTATAAACTTGCTGAGCTTTAGAATGCCAGACTACAAGAGGTACCTTAGCGTACCTCTTCTTAACTGCGTAATCGCCAACTACATTTTTTTTAGCTTTGTAAGTACTGTCTACAAACAAGATCATATTAAGTACTGGCCTAGAACTGTCTCTTGTGTGGCGGAGTACAAGATCAGTACCTATGTTGCCCTCGCCAATCCATTGATTGATATTTTCCATTAGTTCTCCGGATAAGGATGGATTTTAAGTAAATCTAGTTGATCTGGATTTAAGTTTTTAATGATTTTTTTAACTAACTTTAAATCTCGTTCAGTTTTAGCTTCGTTATAAATAGCTATAGTTTCAGGTATAATTTCTTTTAGAATATCCATGCAAGCAATAGCGACTTCTTGAATTTCAAACTGTGCTCCAGGATGATTGCGCAATTCGTAAAACTTAAAAAAGTTATTTAAGTTACAAGTACCCCAATAGTAAGTGTATATATTTTGAGGTAAAACCATACGAGCTTGTTCACGACAAATTCCAGATTCTATCATTTTGTTATACAAAACTAGAGATTCTGTAACATGTTCTGTAACAATTTCACTAGCGCTTGAATCGTAATCGAGGTGAGTACCATCGACAAATTTTAGAGTTGGGTTAAAATCAGAACCAACAATACTAGACTGCCTATTTGAAGCAGACTGCTTACGAAAAGTATTAGGAGTATAAAAGTCTAAATTTTTATCTGTATACCTTCTGCTAATTTCATTAAAAGACCAAGTTCTATGACGCATGTGTTGTCGTGCTACAAACAAGGGAACTTTGAAAGCAAATGTGAAAACATTGTGCTCCATAACAGAAGTATGACCTTCTCTAGCGCAAGTTTTAAGAAGCTTCTTGTCTCTATCAGTGACTTCACTTATTTCAACTCCAAATGAAGCTCTAGCAGCGTTTACTTGAGTCTTGACGTCTTCACCCATGTATTGTTTCAGATGAACATAACCTGGGTACAAAGAATCGTTATAAAGTGAAATTTTCATGTGGTTTCATTTTCTTCTGTAAGAAACTGATCCATGTCGTCAAACATTTGATAAGGCCAGCTATTTTTAAAATTAGGGTAATAACTAGAATCAGAAAGAATAAAGGAGGACAAATGCCTCCAATCAGATTCATTGTATTCTCCAATAGAGTTGTTAAGGAAAGCAGAAGAAGGTAAAGTTTGTAAGGTAAAATTTAAAACTTTATCAAAATCAATACTTGTCATATCAGAATTATTAATAAAAGCATAGAAAAGTAAAAACTTTGGCAAAGCTGTAACTATGTTTTTGAATTCTGTAGAACTTTGATTAAAATCAGAAGTAACAGGATCGTAAGCGGTCAAAAGGTCTTGAGACAAATTCAACAAAAAAATAGAAAAGGCATGAAGAAAATCATGTCCCATTACTTCTTTTTGTTCAGGGTTGTTTTTGAAATAGGCTTGAACAAAATCATTTAAACTAGAAGTTTTGTCAGATTCCTTGTGGGAAAAATACATTAAATAAACTCCGAATCAATTTCAGCTAAAGATGGGTTAGCATGAATTTCTTGAGATACTGGGATATGCATAGACAATTTCTTTAAAGGAGAAGCTTTAAGAAATTTCGGTTCAGGAAGAGTAATTGAGTTTTGAACTGGAGTGAAAGGAGGATTAGACCCTTTAGAATAAAACTGCGTGCTTTCTTGATTAGAATTTACATAAATTAAAGTGCAGCCTCGAATAGTTTTGTTTGGACCAGGCTTCTTAGGCCAAGAGATGGTCTCAACCATATTTATGAATTGACCTAGAAATGCCTGATCAGACATTAAGCTTTCTAAATCAAAATCTTCAAAATCAATAGATTCTAAAGTTATAGAATTGGTAACTTTATCAAATTCTATAACAAAATCAACAAGATCAATAGAGGTAACTCTATTAGTTTTATGTTTAAAATGCTTCTTTTTTGGTTTATAAAGCTTACTTGTTTCAGGCTTAAAGATTGCTTGTTCTATTAAAGATAAATGAAAGTCATTATGCTCTTCGTTTGTCAAATCGGCTAAAGACTGATTTGGATTAGCGAGTAATGCTTCGTAAAATATAGATGCTTGTTCTTGCGCAAAAGAAATTTCATCATTAACAAAACTCAAAAGAGAAGAGTAAACATGCTTCCAGTTAGATTGATTGACGGTTAAAGTTCCAAGAATTTTCATTGTAGGTTTCTTTCAATTTACAGATTAAGTTGTTTGCTTGGAAATAAGTGTTCCAAATATCAATTCGCTTTTTGTACCATTGGTTACAATACTTTGAATAGATGCCAGTATTATGATGGCAAGCATGCTTATTGCGCTTGTCCATCTTAGTTAAATAAAACTTCATAACTTCAACAGAATAATTAACTGTAGATAGAGTTTTACATTCTTGATATATTTTAATTGGTTTAGGAGCTTTCTTCCAAGCAAGTCTCTGCTTGTAAGTTTTAAGACGATAAGAAGGGTAAGAATATCGAGCATGTATTTGGAATACACCGCAAGCTCGACCATTATCACCCTTACGAACGTTTATTCTAGCCCTAGATTCATTAAGAGCTATAGCTAAGTACCTTTGATCAAGTACGCCATTGTTGCTCTTTAAAATAGCTTTTAAGAACTTAGAAAGATTCTTTCTGCTTGCTGGTTTATAGATGCGAATTTTATTTGGTTTTAATTCAACACTAGTAGCAAAATGAAAGGAATCAAGAATACAATTAAAGTAGAGAGATAAGACAATTGTTAGAAACAATTATTACTCCTTAAAGGTTGTTAACAATTCTAAATAATCGGTTTCATCTTCAATTAAGACAATATCTGTTGAGTCATCTTCTAAAATACCTAAATGGCCGTAATTAACGCTACGCAAATATATAGCCGTAGAGTCTAAATAAAGACCTCTCTCTCTGAGAGAGGCCTTTAAGTTGCTCATAAAAAGTAAAATTTCAGTTTTTTCTAAATGAGACATCTGATCGAAACTCATCGTTCCTCCATAGTGGTTAAATAAATACTTAATGCGACAAAGTGTATATAGTTTTTGAAAAAAAGAGCTCTATAAACAAAGACAGGCGCATAGAGAATAGTTATTAAAGCACCAATAGAGAAAAGTATCAACATCAAAGGATAACGTATTACATCATGTGTTTCAGAATCTATACTTTTCATAGCAAAAAGTATAGAAGCAATTACGTATAGACCAGATAGATATATACTGAAATAAGCAGCTAAAAGAAAAGTAATCATATTATTTTGTTTAGATAATTGTATTTATAATAGTTAATTGAACCGGCTTCAGAAAGAACGTTTCTAAAGGTTAATGAAATTCTTGGTAGAATAAAGTTTTTTGTTTTAGGAACTGAATGCATATAGTCTTGTTGGCAATTATTCTGCATGAGAAATAAATCTCCATGAGAAAGTAAATGTTTAGAAACATTTTTAGTCAATTTATCTTTTAAACAAAACAATCTCTCTGCACCTAGTGTTACTGAAGGTATCGTTGGATTTTTACCTAAAAAGGTTTCGTCATCACTATGATATCCAATACTGTGACTACCATCTTTATAATAAGAAAGTAAAATAAAATTATAAGTCTGAGAAGTATGAGCTTCTACGTATTCCTTCAGGGGAATAATCCAGGAAGGAAAAGCTAGAGGAGCGGTTTTTTGAGGTAAATATAATTCATAATGTTCCGGCTGGTGAAAGCCATAACAATAAGTAAACCTTGGTGTAGTAACAAGGCCACGCTCAGGTTTATAATATTTAACTTGCCTCCAGGGAACTTCTTGTAAAAGTTTGGAATAGAGCCAATCAGATTCTTCTTTAGTTAGAAAATCTTTTACATGATTAAAGTGCATCTTTTTTCTTTTTTCTATAATCTGCGCTATTTTTACGCTTTCTACATTTTACAGAGCAATATCTACTGTTTTCTTTTTTTGGGTTTGAACAATTTGAATTAAAACATGTGTTATTTTCAAGATTAGCGCGACCTGGACAGTTGTATTTCCAACATTTTTCAACTGAAGCTTTTCGAGGAGTACGCCTACCTATTGTATTCGGGCAAACCCAGTACAATTGATTGTCATCTACAAAAGTTTGAACTATACATTTAGTCATTTTTTACTTTCTGAGTTGTTTCTACCATTTTTGTATATTTGTCTAAAGAAGCTTGTCCTAAAATATATCCTACTTGAATGAATCCTGTAGTAATTACTAAAGTTAATGTAATAAAAAAGCTGTAGTAATCGTATTTTCCTTTAAGCTGAAAAAGCATATAAACTAAAAGAAGTTTCCAGCCGATATCAGCTATTAAATAAGCAATAAATTTTTTAGACTTTAAAGGATTCTGATTAGTCATTTTAAAAATCTCTTTCAACTTCAGGAAGCCACTGCTCTACATGTTTATTTAAAACAACTTGTGACTCGTCTTTTTTAGTTATTGCAGGAGGGTTTTGGAAGTTGGAAAGCTTATTTATAATTGTTGTTTGAAGCTCAAACATTTGATCTGTTTTTAATTGCATTTGTATATGCGCGTCTCTAAGACGAGCAATTAGTGAAACCCTGTCGGCATTAGCTGAAGCTAAGTCGTCTTTTAACTGCTCTACCTCACTTGGATCACGTCCCGAAGCTATAGCCATCATAGAGCTTATACTTCCGGTAATCATTCCGAGGATACCTACGAGAACGTCTCTATTTTCATCGACTATTTTTACGTAAGTAAGAAAAAGTATAAGGCCGACTACTATAAGTAGAAAGAAAACAGAGAACCACCAACCACGCTTAGCCTTTTCAGTTGTACTGAATTGCTTATTAGTTAGATCTTTAGGTTTATTCATTTTAAAACGTCCTTTATATAATAAACAATCACTTTAAAGTAATAGTCTAAATATTCTATTGGTTTTAAAAGTAAATAATCTACTCCCCATAAACTTTTAGCTGAATGAGAAGCTAAAAAAGGCCAAAAAATAACAATTAAATAAAATAAAGATAATTTAAAAGCAGAATTGAGAAGAACAAAAAGCTTTTCTTTGAGAAGCTTATGTTTAAAATGAGTTTTAATTTTTTTCTTACCGCCAAGACGAATAGCTTTTTCGTTACTAGGAGGAGATTGAATATCGTTTTGAGAAAATGCTAAAACCCAAATTTGTTCTGGAGAAGATATACCTTTAAAACGGTACAAACCTGCGCAAACAACCAAGATATTTTTAGGTATATGCGGATTAGATGTAAGCCTAGCTTTAAATTTTAAATAAGCTCTATTGCTTAATAAAATTTGATTAGGACCGCAAATGCTCATAGTTCTAGCAGCTAAATTTTTACCTATACCTTCGATGTTAACTTTTTTAACACCACCGTCTACAAGTCTTTGCTCAGTCCTAACAATTACCATAGAATCCCAGTGGATACCTACTCGACTAGTAAATGGAAAGTTAAGGCGCAATTTTTTCTTATAAATAGAAGCAAAAGCGACTGCATCTTGTACGTTTCCAAAATACATCAAATGGCCATCTGAGCTGTCGATCCACTGACCATTAAATCTAGTTATTAAATTCATAACAAGCTTGTCATGAGTCGAAAACCATACAGTAGCGACTTCAGGACCATGTTGTTGAACAAATTTTGTACTACCGATTATGTCGGTAAGTACAATGGCAATTTCAGCATTTGTCATATTCATAAAAACCTCCTAGAAGTAATATACTCCTTGAAGGTTTTAAGAATCTATTGTTTTAAAGGAATAGGATCGTTAACATTAACAAGCTTATATTGTATAATGAAATTACGATAAATTCGGGAGTCAATAAGGATTTTTGATTTTTGATTTGCATATTCATTTTTCGTAAAGTTGAAGGTGTAGTAGCATTTACCCCAAGAGTGACTAGGAGGATTATAGTCAAAATAAGTTACTTGATTAAAGCGTTTGCAAAAATAAGTTTTAATCTTAGTGTTTGTATCTTGAAGATAAACAGTTGCAACTACAGCTGTGATTGTTGAAAACAAAGCAATTTTAGAAAAGGCTGATTTAATTTTTAATAAAATTTTTTTAAACATATAATTTACCAACACGTAAGTTAAAGACAATTTTTTAAAGAAGATCAAATATACTTATAACTAGTTACTAGCCAACCGGTACTTTCAGAAATGATCGCGGATATAAGTTTAGTAGGTTGTTTTGAGAAAAACCTAGTATCAAAAACAAGAGAAACATTATAATCTTGACAAGTTGTGACTTGAAAAAAATCAGGTTGATGTTTTTTATATTTATAAAAGTCAGTTTCTGAAAAACTACTGAGGCTTTTAATATAATCAAAATCATAGTAAACTTGAATAAATGTGTTTTTTAAAATAAGAAACCTTTTAAAAACTGTTATCTCTGATTAAATAATCACAAATAACAATAAATATTAATAAATAATACAAAATTCTAACTTTAATTAAATTAGTCCGTAGCTATAAAGTACGGACTTTAAGAATCTAATGGACCTTCTGGGACTCGAACCCAGGACCTGCGGATTAAAAGTCCGATGCTCTAACCAACTGAGCTAAAAGTCCTTAAAATTAAGTTGAACAAAGTATGTAACAAGAATTTAGTATGCAAAATGGGCCCACCAGGACTTGAACCTGGGACCTACCGATTATGAGTCGGGGGCTCTAACCAACTGAGCTATAGGCCCTTAAGCGTTTTTGCATACAGGGTTAACAAAAACGAAATAATTAAATAAATAATAAGCTAATGTTTGTCAAGAATTATTAAAGTAAAGAGATGAGTAATAAACTAAAAAATATTAATAAAGCTTGGTAGGGAAAATAATAAGCACTTGCTGCTAAAAAGCAGATTATTAAAAGGACATACACGTAAAACAGTAGGTCCTTAAAATTTCTAATCATTTTTAATCTCATTAGTGTCTAATTGACTTTGATAAAGAGTTAAAAGAGATTGAACAGAATTGTTAGCTAACCAAGAATCAGGTAAATCGGTAAGCTTTAAGACTTTTTTAGAAGTCTTATTTGTTGATCTTAGCTTTACCTTATCAAAGGGTGTAACAGATGTTTTGAGCATTTTAGCAGTAGTATTGAGTACTATTCCTATTTCAAGTATAAGTCCGCCAAAACGAGGATTACCACCGGGAATTAAAAAGAAATCGCCAGGCTCAATTTCTTGTTGTAACATGTCTTTCATTATTTATTTTCTATTAAGTAAAGTTACTTGATTCTTAGTATATTGCTTAGTAACACAAGTGTAATCGTTAAAAAAAGATGGATAATTCTTTTTAAAATCTAAATATTTATAATGTGTTAAAATAGGAAGAGGGGGTGTAGCAGTTTTAGTTGGAAGGCATATATGAAAAGTTTTTAACTCAGTTTCATAATGGTTTTGCATAAATGTAAAACCGGCTATAAAAAGAACTATGAGTATAAAACCAAAAATCTTCTCTTTTGTTTCAGTCACGTGCAAACCAGTAATTTTATAATTTGTTTCAGTCATTTAAATAAAGCTATCGAAAATAAGTGTAAAAATAAAAACTTTGTAAAGTTTTACCATTTACCTTGAGGGCATTTAGAAGGTACAAGGAGGGCTTTTAAAAGTAAAAAGCAACCGCAATCTTTGCACTTATTTTTTTTAGAGTCGTAGCTTGGGCAATCCAAGCATTTAGCAATACGCTCTTTGTATTTTTGTCTTGATATAATATTATTCATCAAAGCAACCTTAAATTAAAAAACATTAATGTGTCGAGGTTTCAGGAAGCAAGTTATCATTAGAAAGAGTATTAAGAGCTAAACTTAAATAGTTCTCTTTACTAATAGCAGCATATGTTTCTAATTCAGAAGCATGCTTATGTAAAGCATCAAAGTAAATTTTTGACGCTATTAATCTGTATTTAAAATATTTAAAAGAATAAGCTTCTTTATAAAAATCAGAAAGCAAAACAACAAAAGATTTCTGTAAAAAATCAGAATAATCTTGTATTAAAAAATTATAGTTGTGATATTTGGTGTAATGCGGGTTTATTTCTATAAAGTATTTAAATGATAAAAGATCAGATTGTTTAGATAAGGAATGAATGTTTTTTAATAAAACTAAGTTTAAATCATCATAAATTCTGTTTTTGAGCCAAGCTTTTTTCGATCTCAAGTACTGCATAGCCTGCGATATCCTTCCATGGGTCTTCTGTATCTGCAAAATTGGCAATTCTATGAAGCTTGTCACTTATTCTAATAATAGTAAGAACATCAGAATAAGCTTCAGGTGGAATACCATCAGGGTAAAGCATTTTTAAAATGCTTGGCGCATTATTAAAAGCATTTCCGTAAGACTCACGTTTCTGAAGCAAGGTTTCTTTTAAAACATCAATTGCTTGAGACAAAAGTTCAGTATCAGTTGTTTTCATAAGCTGTAAAATCAAATTCTATAGAGTAATATTTTTGTAAAGACTGAATGTTGTATTCAAAATATTCGTAAACCATAAAGGAAAAATCGTATTGAGAATAATCGAAAGTTTCTTTAGAAAAGTCTTGAGATAAACAATCTAGTATTTTTTGAACGCAATAAGTACATGTTTTTTCTGTTTCAGATATTATAAATGCGTCAAATGTTTTACGAGGTTCAAGGTATATTTTATTTGAGTTCAAAATAAAGTCTTTTTTTATAAATAATAAGTTAAGTGTTAGACTTGGTGCGATTGCAAGGTTTACAAAGCATTTGTAAATTGGCTTGTATCGTCTTACCTCCACTAGACCAAGGAACTATATGATCAGCTTCCATTTGTTCTAAAAGGAAATTGGCTTTGCAAGAAAGGCATACGCCTTTTTGAGTTTCATATGCCAGTTGCTTATCTTTGGCATCAAAAGTACGCAAATTTAAATGCTTTTCATTGCCACTTAAAAGGTAATAATAAATACCTTTAGTGGACCTTAATTGAACTTCGTCGTCGTTTAAAAGAGCTCTATAAGTAGATTCGATAGTTACAGGATCATACTCTTGAGTAGAGTGCTGATTAAAGAGGAATCCCCAAGGGATTCCCCTCATATCTCTTCTATAGGTAGGGAAAACAGAGTGAACCCACATGATTACTTTTTGAAAGTAATCCCATAATTCAAAAGAATAATTGGAAGTATTTTGAGGTATAATGTCACTTTGATGATTAGACATGTAAGTTTCAATATCGCAAGATTTACTATCTGCTATCCACAAAAGAGCAGTTTCTAAGTAGTCTTGTTTAATTGGAACCCCTTTTACATAACGATTTGCAAAGTTATAAGCAGGGCAATTAGTCTTACTAAAGAAAGATTTTGCGTAAGAAAGCCATTCGCCGGTATAAACTGCGTTTCTTAATTCTTGGTTTGTTAACTTTTCACCAGAAATATTTATAGTTTTAAACCAATCAAGTTTTTCTTGAGAAGTACCTTGGCAAAAGTAAACCATAAGCTCGTAATTTAAAATTTCATCTTGGACATCTTTAGTTAGATTTGAAAAATACTTAGGATTTTCAGACAAATCTAAAATAGAAAATTCGCCTGAAACAAACTGACAAATAGATATAGTTCTTTGTTGACCGTCTAAAACTTCAAAAGAAGAAGTTCCGTTTTGAACCCAGTACATAACATTAATTGGCAGCCTATTCATGACTGAAGTTATTACTGCGTTTCTTTGATCAATGTTGTAAACAAATTCACGTTGATAAGCAGGTCTAACGTTAAGATTTTCAGAATAAGCAATTATACCTTGCTCAAGGTGGCTATTGTCTTTGTAACCAGAAACAAGTTCTGAGATTGGTATACTTTTAAGTTCAATCTTCATTTTCTTTAACTTTATGTTTAATAATTAAGCGACGGTATAAAATTTTACCATCTAATTCGGGGCCCTTACCTCTCCAAGGAACAGTATGGTCATCAAGACCAAGTATTTGAAACTGGTCAGGACAATATTTAGTTAAAATAGAGATAGGTACTCCCATAGGGCCTGAATAATCTAAAGGTATGTTTTTTACTTTTGAAACCTCAATAGCATCACAGTTTTCATATTGTTTGTATTCGTCTGAATACTTTTTATACAAAAGTATTGGAGTGTTACGTTTATAATGCTCAATATTTGTAAACCAACAAATATTCCCAAACTTCTTAAAAGAACCGTCTGGTTGCAAAAACCTATTTACATTATTGACACCAAGCCAAAGCAAATCATCCTTTAACAAGGGGAAGATCTGCTTATATGTTATAGCGTTCATACTGCCAATAAGAAGAAAAGATTTTTGATATCTCAACAACGTAGAAGTATATTCACGAAAAAGGCTAAAGGGAGGGTTTGTTACCACAATGTCAGCTTCTTGAAGAAGCTGAATCGAAGCAGGAGAAGAATAACTGCCATCGCCAAGTATTTCAGTTATCTTACATTCGTCTGGACTAGTCATTTCCAACTTAGTAGTAGTCAAAGCAGCGCTTACATAATGTGTAG